CTGTTGAACCTGTGGCTGAGCCTGCTCCTGCGGTTGTAGAAGCCCCTGTTGAACCTGTAGCTGAGCCTGCTCCCGCACCTGTAGAAGCCCCTGTTGAACCTGTGGCAGAGCCTACTCCTGCGGTTGTAGAAGCGCCTGTAGAGGCCCCTGTAGAGCCTGTGGCTGAGCCTACTCCTGCGGTTGTAGAAGCGCCTGTAGAAGCCCCTGTTGAACCTGTGGCCGAGCCTGCTCCCGCACCTGTAGAAGCTCCCGTTGAGGTACCAGCAGACATCCCTGTCGTTCCTGAACAGACACCGGACGTTGTCTCAGAGCAACCGGATGTTGTCGTTCCCGAACAGACACCGGAAGTGCCCGCTGTAACTGAAGTCGCCACGGAACCTGTCGCCACGGAACCTGTCGCTACGGAACCTGTCGCCACAGAACCTGTCGCCACAGAACAGACAGAGACACCTGCTTAAAATTTGATTCCTATAAATCTAATATAATTCCATAATGACCGCAATTGTTTACGTTGATAATGAAAACATGCCGTATCAAAAGTACGAAGATATTTTAGAAAAACATCTTCTTACGCACACGAAGGTTCTATATTATAAAATCTTTGCTGGAATCCGTGAAATAGCAAAATTAGATGAACTAACCCGTCTTAAACATCGTTTTATTGTCTGTCCTCGTCCTATCACTAGGGATAAAAACAGCGCAGATATTACTCTTGTTATTGAACTTATGAAAGACCTTCTTAAGAATCCAGCAATAGAAACCTTTATTATCTGCTCAAATGACTCCGATTTTATCCCAGTCTGTAAAGAAGTTCATGAAAATGGAAAAAAATGCTGGTTAGTTATTGACTCATACAATAATTCAAATGAACTCTTGGATAAGATTTATGATAAAGTAATTGATTTGGATGCCGAGCAAAAGATTATTATTCAAAATACAGAAAAACTCAAAAAGCAAGTTGAAGAGGACCAGTATGAAAAACATAGAAAGCAGATTCAATGCAAGATATTAGATTTAATAAATGAATATAGGATATCCAATCCACACTATAAAAAAGATAATGAAAAGATTAATATTAGTCGTTTTGAAGGGATTATGCTAGAAGCAAGTATTAATTGGCGTCTTCATGACCAATCCTATAAAGATTTCCTTATAAAATATTTACCCGTATCATATAAAGCAAAGGGTCATTTTATTATTCCGGTTTAGGCTCCCAATACATGGCTGTTCCCCAATAATTATGCTCATCGCACATCTTATGCGTCACTGTAATATCCGGTTCGGGCTGAAACATAAATCCAAACCATTTCTTTCCTGAAATAAGCCTACGTCTATGAATACCACAAATAGGGACAGCATGAAAGTCCGTTTTTGCCGTATAACGACATTGAACTGCTCTGAAAGTACCGGTTGCTGGATGAGCAACATAAATTCGTGCTTCACATTTAGACATTTTACTCTGCTGATTACACGTTAACCAAAAATATTCAATTTTATACTTTTTTATTCTAGCAGTGTTGTAATCTAAGCCCAATGGGCGAAAATACCCTTGTTAGCATCCATGTGTGCACGCACGAGGTCCCGAACAGGCTGATACATAGGGTCATCCAACTGAAGACGAAGTGCTGCATAAGGAGTTAGAACCTCAACACCTTTCTCCTGCAGAACCTTGAAGAGTGCAGGGCTCCAGCCACTTAGCATGACAACACCCTCCTCATCGGCACGAGCATGGAAGTCTGAGTACTCAGCACGCAGATTCCAGATTACGATACGAGGTGGCACAAAGGGAACACCCCACATATCCTCTCCAGCACGTCGGAAGTTCTCCCGAATCATCTGAATATGGGTCTGCCATTGCTCAGTCTTAACATTGTGTCTGTATGAGTTACCCGTGTGCTGAGACTGCTCGGAGGACGAGCAGGCCGCATCCCAACCCATGTCTGTAAAGACGATGAGATCCTTGGGTACAGTCGCGCTCTGCGTGCCAATCCGACCTCCCTCTCCGAGGTCGGGAACATCTTCGGGTCTACAGCGACGCTCCTTGATATCCTGCAGTACAAGATCCATCGCCTTCTGAAAGTCCGTGCTGAGACCATGACCAATGTTGCCAATGAAAGCAATCTTCTCATAGAGGTTGTGCTTGGGGTCAAATGTATGCCACTGAGGCTCCGAATCAAAGGTTAGAATCTTATTCATATCCGAAACTTCTGCGATAAGCATCCCTAGAGCAAGAGAAACCATCTTGGGCAGACCATCCATGGAGCCACTGAAATCACACATTGCTAGACAGTTCTTAAGAGCCCCGCCATCCTTGGCTTTCGCAATGAAAGCTGACCACTGTCCAAGTCGCAGATTCTTCTCAGCCTCCGAGTCATCATGACTGTGGTAGACAGCCTGTACAATCTCATGTGGATAGACCGTATCTGCTCCCTTGAGAATTACTTCTCCCTTAGCCCCAGCAGCAAAGTGCTCTGAGAAATGCTTTGCACCCTCAATGCGGTCATACTCCATGCTCCTCTCTCCCCGAGCAAACTTGTCATGATGGCCATCCTTAAAAGTGCTGGCCTCATTGAGGAAAGCTTTGCGATACTTCTGAAGAGCACGACCCGGAACATGACTGGGCTCAATATCGGCAAAGTGACGGTCGCACATCTTCACTTCCACAGTGTCAATATGCTTGTTAAGAGCAGAGACCATCTTGCGATATGCCTTCATTCTCTCGGAAAGGATGGTGAAATGAGGAAAGAGCCGATTAGCCAGCCACTTAGCCAGCAGACCATTAAAACTCTTCTCCCGAGGAGCCCACTTTGCTAGAAGAGAAACCTTTCCTCCCTCAGTCTTAATAGCCGTATTGTCAGCACTAAACTGCTTAACAGTAAGTTCAAGCACAGTCTCCCTAAATGCCGCATTTTGGCCCAAGACAAATAGGTCCTTCCAGCATCCATAATGAGAAAAGAGGGGAAGAAGAGCCAGACTGAGTGCGTGTTGCTTCTTATCAAGAGCAACCAGCATATCGTATGCTAGTGTCCTCTCACCCTTGCCGCCGCGAATATTGCGTGTCTGAAAGAGAAGAACACAGATGTCTTCAAGTGCTTCCTTTGAAGGCATCGCCAAGACAGCCTCCACGCCAATCTGTATCTTCTCAGCAGTAAGACCACGGACAAGCATTACTGACAGGTTTACCCGCGGGTCGCCTGTCGTCTCATACACATCTGCGCCCTTAATTCCAATTTTACTGGCAGACATGATTGCTGACATTGATTATGATAAAACTCCACTAAATTAGTTATCTGTTAAATTTAGGGTTCAATTTTTTGTAGCATCCTTAGGATATAACAAAAAATATATTAGATTATTGGTTATTAGATTATGGGGATATTAGAGCATTTACGCCGTAGGGACAGCCGCCTTGACGTAGTGACCCTTGAGGTACTTCTGGAGGTTGAGGATGGTAAGGCTGTCAGCCTCCGTAAGGCCAAGGAGCTTGCGGAGCGTGGCATCCGGCTTGATGGCCTGCTTGTCCGTAAGCTTGTGGTCCTTCGCATACTTCATCACACCGCGCGTGACATCAGAGCGGCTGACCTGCGTGCCCGCGGCGAGGCCAAGGAATACGCAGAGATCCTTCGTGATCTCAACCGGCTTGGTGAAGACCGTCGTGGGGTTGGACTTCTTCTCACCATCAGCACCCACGGCGCCCGTCTTGCGGCGGCGGCGACGCTCGGCCTTCTTCTCAAGGCGAGCAACCTGCTTCTCCATCTTCTTCATCTCCGGCGCGAGCTCGTTGAGGCTGGTACGGAGGGCATTGAACTTGACGAGGAGCGCGGCAAAGTTGGTGACAACTGACTCATCAGCGTCGGCTACAACCTCAGCGGCTACGACCGGCGCGGCAACGGCTACCGGAGCAGCAGCCGCAACGGGCGCAGGCGTCTTGGCGTGCGCAGCGGCCGTGTGCTGGACAACCGGGGCCGGAGGAGGGACAGCTACAGGGGCCGCAGGCGCGGGGGCGGCCTTAGTGGCCTTGGTGGTCTTCTTAGCGGCGGAAGCAGAGACAGAGGGGGCAGGCATCTTATTACTAGTGTCAGAGGAAGTAGAAGGCATACTTGAACGCGGAATGACTAAATTTACTAAAAAAAAGGGCGTCAAATTTTATTTGAACCAGACAAAAAAGAGCCATTTTTGATATTCCGCTGAACTTTTTTGTGGCAAACTCGTCCATAAAAATTTATTGAATGTTGCTTAAATAAAACTACTAGAGAATGAGTAGAATTGGGATGCCCGCACAATCTGTCATACAATGTGCCTCCGTTAAAAGTAAGAAAAATCATGCGGAAAGGTGCCCAAATCTTGCAAAAGAAGACAAAGAGTTTTGTGGTCTTCATCTTAAAAACACAATTCGCTGGATTTCAATTGAAGATAAATCTCCAAAGATTTCTAAGATTCAAGCATGGTATAGACAAAAAATGATTTATAGAAATATTCACTTTCATGGTATCGGTTTCTATAATCGCTCAGCATGTGTGAATTCAGAAGATTTTTTTAGTACAGAAAATTTAAAAGATATATCAAATAATTCTTTTTATAGTTACAGGGATGTTTCTGAAAATTTAGTCTATGCTTTTGATATTCGTAGTCTAAATATGCTTTCACAAAAAGCAACTGAGAAGAATGAGCCTACTAAAAATCCCTACACTCGGTCTATTATACCCTCAGCAGTTATAAAAAAGGCTCAGCGTCTTATTGAATGGCGACGTGCTAGAAAGATGGATCTTCAATGGACACCTACTGTTACAATTACTCCCGAGCAGGGATGGCGAATGAAAGTTGTAGAAATCTTTGTTCAAATGGAAGAACTCCAATATGGAGCAGACCCCGAATGGTTTATTGCGCTTTCTCTTAGTGACCAAAAACGTTTTTATCTAAACCTGCTGGATATCTGGCATCATCGTGCTGGTCTTTCTCAAACAGACCGCGAACGGATTGTTCCTTCTCCTCAACAACTCTTTCATTGGGGGATTTCACGAATTACTGCGATTCAGCAACTATCCACAATTCGGACAACAAATAGTTATATTATGAAGAAACTTGTCTCATCTGCTGCGGATAGAAATGATCGTGTGCTAGGCGCAATGTATATTTTAACAGCATTAACACAGGTTTGTCCACAGGCCGCAGAAGCATTTCCCTGGTTATTTGAGTCCGCAGTAGATAGTCAACATTGGGTTATGACTCTTCTTTCTCAAATACACGCAAATATTAATGTTTAGTCTTTTTTGTCCAGTTTCAAAAAAATTTGACTACCAATTTTGCCAGATAGTTAAGGCATAATCGTTTGCTAATATGTCTACTGTTGCAATTCTTCCTAGTAATTTTAATCCCGCAAAGCTGACGGCGAAGCCGCTCAAGGTACTGGACAATGGTGGTAAGGCTGTCAATCTGGAGTTTGATGGTCGTGGCCTCTGGATGGTTCAGACTCCTGTGACGCAGCTCCCGTACGGCATGAATATCTTTGACAAGGACGGTAAGGCTCCGAAGTACAGCGTTGATCTGTCTTTCCGTGATGCCGAGACTGATCCTAAGGTCAAGTCCTTCTATGAGTTCGCTAAGTCGTTTGATGAGCGTCTTATTGAGCTAGCAATGGCCAACTCCCAGGCCTGGTTCAAGCTTGCGAACGCCAGCCGGGAGGTCATCAGTGCGTTCTACACGCCCATGGTGAAGGTCCCGGTTGACAAGGAGGGCAAGCCGAAGCCGTATCCTCCTACGACCAAGATTGCGCTCAAGCAGAAGGATGGCGTCTTTACTACGGAGTTCTATGATCCGAATACCGTAGACAGCAAGGGTGCTCCTAAGCGCTATGAGGGAGTTCCGGTTGAGGAGCTCCTTGTCCGTGGTAGCCGTATCCGTGCCATTATCCGTTGTACGGGCATCTGGATTGCTGGCTCAAAGTTTGGCCCGAGCTGGAAGGCTGAGCAGGTCTCAGTTGAGTCTCTACCTGAGCGTCTCCGTGGCTTTGGCTTCGTGGACGATGGTCCTTCAGTCAACCGTGCAAACACGGGTGGTGCTCAGCAGAAGCCTTCCGCGCCCACGAATCGGTTCAACCAGTTGGAGGATGATGATGATGAGGAGTCTGCGGTTGCAGCCGTTCTTCCCAAGAAGGCTTCTGCGCCTGTAGAGGAGGAGGACGACGATGAGTCTGAGGTAGTTGCGCCGGTCCCTGTCCCCAAGGCTCAGCCCAAGAAGGCTGCTCAGCCCAAGAAGGCCGGTGCCAAGTAAATTCCTTTCCTAATTATATAAAAAACATAAACCAATAAAAAAACAATAACATAAAAATATAATATTTTTTTGTCAAAGTTAAGAATAGAAATGAACCAGCTTCCTCTTAGCACACCTCCCGTCTGGGCGTATGATTACTGCTATTTCTTCTACTTTCTTGCGGTAATCCAACTTGTAGCGGGTCTCTACGGAATTAGCCAGGTCTACGCGAAGAATCTCTCTGTTGCGGCTATCCTCTTGGTCAGCATCGGCATCAACTGCTTGACCACCTTCATGTTGTTCTGGATGTGTCGCGGTTCTTTACGACGCTAATAAGGAATTTCCTGTCCACTATTTGTTCTCCATAAAGTTTTATGAGGTTCAACTGCTTGATCTTTATCAGGTTCATCTGTATAGTAAAAAAAATTAATTGATTTTCTAGACATATCTGTCGGGCAATCAATCAATTCTGGATATCCATGAAAGACTTTGTCCGTGACCCTAAAAAGCAAAAAATTATTGAATAGAGGTGAATAAGACTTAATAACTTTGCTGATATCTTCGGAATAAAAATTAATATGCCCGTTCCATTCAGGTTTCCATTCTTCATTCATATAAATAATAATATTTATCCTTCTATACTTCTTTAATTTTTCCAAGTAGTTGAAGTCGGCGTGAATTTTAAGATAGCCATTTTTCGGTGTACTTACTAGACCACATCCATACATATATGGATCTGGATGTAAATTATAAATACCGGTTATAAATTCAATAGACTCAATAAATTCTCTGCTTTGTAGGAGTTTGAAAATAGTTTGTGTATAGTCTCCCATATCTTTAAAATCATTTATTTCACTCTTTTTGCCTACTCCAAAATTAATTAAAGGTTGAGATGTTTTCCAAGGTGCTTCAGCAGAAGGCCATTCTTTAAGAATAGTTTTAGCATCCTTATTAGAAAAAAAATCAGAACTAAAGAAATGATTGGGTGATTGATTTTTAAATTCATTCTTGTATTTTTCCAATAAAGCATAATCTTGAAGTAAGCATGAATCTAAAAATGACATTTTAATGTTTAAAGACTCGTTTATCTTTAAATATATATGTCATCTATTCAAGCAGTTTACAATTTTTGGAATGACAGACCATGTAATATCAAGCACTCTACTAAGTCTGAGAACACTGTAGATTTTTTTGATGAAATTGCACAGAAAAGATATACGGCTGAGCCCCATATTAAGAACTTTATGGATACTACAAATTGGTCTGGAAAAAAAGTGTTGGATCTTGGCTGCGGGATAGGGACTGATTCTGTATCATTCGCAAAAGCAGGAGCAAATGTTACATGTATCGATTTAACTGAGAGTGGTATTACATTATGTAAGAAGAATTTTGCTTTACATGATTTGAGCGGTATCTTTTATAAAGGTAATATTGAAGAACTTGATACAATTCTTTCAGAAGAGGATCTAAATTCATTTGACTTAATCTGGAGTTTTGGAGTTATTCATCATACACCTAACCCGCAGAAAGTCTTTGAAAAGATTCCGAAATTTTTAAATGATTCTGGAGAACTCCGGTGTATGCTTTATTCTAAATTTTCATATAAACTATTTTGGCTCATGCATGAAAATAACAACTGGACATTTGATAATTCATCAGATTTAATTCAGACTTTTTCAGAGGCACAAAGCGGATGTCCAGTTACATCAACATACACATTTGAAGAAATAAAATCTTTAATTACTTCTGACTTTTCAATTATAAAAATTTGGAAAGATCATATTTTTTGCTGGGACATTGATGAATATAAGAAACAGAATTTTATTCTTGATAGAGCATTTCAAAATATAGATGAAAAATTTTTTAAACAAATGAAACAAGAACTAGGGTGGCATACACTATTTGTTGCTAAAAAGTCTGTCATGCGGTAAACCAATACCTATAATATCGCATACAAAATAAATGAAGATAGGATTTGTTGGTACTGGAAAACTAGGTTTGCCTGTAAGCTTAATGTATTGCTCCAAGGGACACGATTTATTATGCTATGATATTAATCCCTCTTTCTATGATGGAACTGATCCAGTAAGTTTAGTATACCCTGAAGAACTTTGTCTTAAAAAGAAAATTTCACTCCAAAAATGGTTTTCTGAAAACCCTCTTATATCAAAATATAGACACACAAAATCACTGGAGGAGATAATGACATCGAGTGACATTGTTTTTGTTGCTGTTCAAACACCTCATCAAAAAATGTATGAAGGTATTACTAGAATTCCTACAGAAAGAGCTGATTTTGATTATTCATATTTGAAGCAGTCTTTGCTAGAACTTTCTGATATATGTAATTTAATCAAGAAGGAAACTATAGTAGTTATTATCTCAACTGTTTTACCTGGTACAATCCGCAGAGAAATTCTTCCTACACTTTCACCATATATACATCTCTGTTACAATCCTTATTTTATTGCTATGGGGACAGTTGCGTATGACTGTATGAATCCTGAATTTATTCTTCTAGGTAATCATAATACCGCCGCTGCTGAAAAGGTAAAGGATTTTTACAAGACTATCTGCTCGTCTCAAGTTTTTGTTACTACAGTAGAAAATGCTGAATTAATAAAGGTGTGTTATAATACGTTTATCAGCACAAAGATTGCGATGGCAAATACTATTATGGAGTTGTCTCATAATTTACCAAATACTGATTGTGATGCTGTAATTGATGCTCTTTCAATGGCATCTAATCGTCTAATTTCACCTTGCTATTTACGCGGAGGAATGGGTGATGGTGGTGGCTGTCACCCTCGTGATAATATTGCTCTTTCATGGCTCTCTAATAAACTTGGAATGTCATTTAATTGGTTTGATAATATTATGATGGCCCGTGAAAAGCAAACTGAATTTCTAGCAGATTTAGTTATTCAGAAAAAGATGGAAACTGGTCTTCCAATTGCTGTCCTAGGTCTTTCTTTCAAACCCAATACTGCGATTCAAACAGGATCTTGTGCTATATTACTTTGTAATTTACTAAAGGAGAAAAATCATGAATATACATGCTATGACCCAATTACTAATTCAATAACGGACATTTTTTCTAAGCCTTCAGTCTATATTATTACTTGTGCACACGATGCCTTTATTGGTTTATCTTACCCAACTGGCTCTATAATTATTGATCCTCATCGTCGCTTTGCTCCTTCTAATAAAAATGATACAACCTATATACCGATTGGTTCAAATATGTAATATATAAAGTTAATTTGATTAAATAACATAGTCTATGTATGTAACTGTTCCTTCAAGAGATGATGGATTTGGCGCACAATTTCTTAATTTATTTCGAGCAATTATTTTTACAGAAACAAATGGACACACATACATTGATAGAGATATAAAAAAAATGACAATTCAAGATGCTGACAATGATCCAACCTATTTTTCTAAACTTATAAATTACATGAATATACAAAAATTATATCTAACCTGTGCTGATATCCCAGCAGGAACAGAAATTCATGAACTTCCAAATGTAATTGATTTTTATCATATTTATTCGCAAAACTTCTTATATTTTGAGGCAAGTGATTCTGCTAGAAGATATAAGAAAATTTTCCTACATGATAAAGTTAATCCATATGATAAAAATTTTCATAATATTGCGATTCATATTCGGAAAACTGAAAAGTACCAAACTTCATCTTATCCAGATTTTTCTGACTCATATTATGTATCTTTTATTAATAAGATTAGACAAGAATATAAAGGAACAAAATCACTGAGATTTCATATTTATTCACTTGGAAATGAAGATGATTTTTTCTTTTTGATCGGGAATGATACTGTATTTCATTTGAATGAAGATTTAATTCAAACTCATCTTGGCTTTATTTTTGCTGATATTCTCTTAATATCACACAGTTGTCTAAGTTATACAGCGGCATTTTTTTCAAGTGGTACAATATACTATCGTGATTGGAATCATCTACACCGAGGTCTTCCTTCATGGATACGTTACGACTAAAGGTATTATATTTAAAGTTCTTCGGGTTAATTTAAAATATATGAATTTTTCAGATATTTTAAAGAAAAGTGGCGTATCATTTGATTCTAATGGAAAAATAATAATTCCTTCGTGGGCTAAACATATTAAACTTGATATTGGACTTGCTTATAATGCGCCTCATTCACAAATCTGGTTAACAAATGAACCCGATACACTTGTTTTTGGTTTTGAATGTAATCCTCAAGCAGTGAATTTAATATGTTCACCTTTTAACCGTAAGTTGTCACCAGGAAATGGCGATGTCTTAGAATTTCGTCATATTAACACTCGAGCATATATTATTCCTGTAGCCCTTGGAATAGAAAAGAAAGAAGCAATGAAATTTTATGTTATGGATGGTGATGGCGGAAATTCTAGTTTTTTTAAGCCAAGTGAAATAGAAACAAGATTTTCTATAAAGGAAGTTATAGATGTTCCTGTTTATACATTGGCAGATTTTTTTGAGTTATTGCCAGATTCAATTAAATATGTAGACTTTATTAAGATTGATGCACAAGGCGCTGATTTAGATATCTTAAAAGGAGCAGGTGACTGGCTAACAAAGAAAGTAGTTTTTGTTACAGCAGAAGCAGATGTAGGGCCGTATTATATTGGTGCTACTGGTAATTATCAATCTTGTCTTGAATATATGAAAACAAAAAACTTTTCTCATATAAAACATTTACATACTGAAGACCCAACATTTGTAAATGAAACTCTGTTACAATATACAAATGAAGTATCAATCTATCAGAAAGGTTAAACCTTATAATTTGTAATTTTCTTTTCAATATCTGAATAAGACTCTCGTTGAAGACCAAATTTTGGTTCAACCACAAACCAGTGATTTTGTGGTTGAAGTTGTTTCCACGCAATATCAAGACAATAAAAATGATACGGTTTATTATTCTCAGATATATATTCTTCTAGCAGGCGTGATGCTTCTTCCCAAAGTTGTAATAGTAGTGGAGCAAATTGACGTGTAACTATATATGAAGAACAACATTGACCATCGTATACCTTTTTAAGATACGGTAATTCAGTAGGTACTGCTTGAAGAATATTTCCTCCAAGCATTAGGCAATCAAAGTAAACCTTTTTTTCAAAGAACTGTCTTAAGATTGCCTGTATGGTTTCTTTTTTTTCAGTAAACATAAAATCGTCTTCAAAGATAGCACATACATTTTTTCCCGACGCTAGAAAGTGTTTCAGTGCCAAGATTTGACTTTTTCCACATCCAAGAATACCGAAGGAGGGTGTATACACAGAATCAATGCGATGAATTTTCTCTGCTGGAACTCCAAGTTTTTCCATTTCACCTAAAAACTCAATTTTTCTATCAGGCCTCTGCTCTAAATTACAATAATAAAAGGTATCAATATACTCCATTTATTAGTGTATTTCATATAAACTTTAGACCCTCTACATTAGACCTATTGAGAAATTTTAATCCAGCCAGGTTCATAAATATCCTGATAATCAGGGAATCCAGCAGGACCAAACCATATTTCAGGTGCTAGAACTAAAGGTTCATGATACTTAGATAAAAAAGCACCCCACCAAGCAAATGAACTATTGGCAATTATATAGTTCTTAAAATGAGTCATAAAATAAAGTGTAATTGCCGAGTTTGATTCATCTACACATGTATAATGGCCCGGGATTTTTATAGTATTCCAATATGATGGATCATCACTAACTAATACAAAAAAAGCATTGGGAATACGTTTCAGTATTTCTTTAAAAGCATTTTGATAATATGAAGGCGGAAGTGGATTATGGATAGCAATATTTTGGGGTTTAAGATAATCAGTTCGTCTAGCGTGGACCAAAACTAGGTTTTCACCACCCATTAAATGCCCCCATTTATTTAAGCAGGTCTGCTTGATTTCCTCTGTTGGTCTAAAAAGACTTCTAATTTCATCTTTGCAAGAAGCAAAATACTTAGATGACTGAAAATAGCCTTCTAGCATAATAATATGATAATGCGCATTTTTAATTTCTCTATAAGAATAACAAGGTTCCTTATATAAAGCTATTTGACCTGCTGGAATATCGTCTACATATTGTGACCAACTAGCATACCAGTCATTATACACATATAGTTTAGAATAATGTTCATATTCAGGATGAAGATTATGGCGTGGTAAAATTAATTTACGCCCTGTTTTCTTAGCAAAAGCATAGCCATTTGCTATCTGAAAAAAATGATTTCCTATTGTCCATCCATCACCTATGTAATTAGCCGTATCAACAACAACTGCCATTGATTTATTAACTTATAATACTTTTAAATATACTTTTTTCATATAAAGAGATATATCTTATAGAACTTTATAATGGAAACTATCCTTGTTACAGGCGGTACAGGTCTGCTTGGAAAGAATCTAGAAAATGTTGTAGATAAGAGAAAATATAAATGGGTGTTTCTTAGTTCAAAGGACGGTGATTTACGAATTGAAAGTGATACTATAAAGATTTTTGAATTATATAAACCGAATTATGTATTTCATCTAGCAGCAAATGTGGGTGGTCTTTTTAAAAATATTAAGTATCCAACTGAAATTTTTCATGATAATATATTAATCAATGAGAATGTTTTAAGAGCCTGTCATATCTTTAAAGTAAAGAAAGTAATTGCTTGTGGTTCATCTTGTATTTTTCCAGCAAATCCGATTTCATATCCAATGAATGAAAATATGATTTTAGAGGGAGAGCCTCATCCAACAAACGCTTCTTATAGTTGGACAAAGCGTTTAATGATTTTTCAGGCAAATAATTATATACAACAATACGGTATGAACATTATTGTTGTGAATCCTGTAAATTTATATGGGCCGCATGATTCTATTGATCTTAATAACTCCCATATTATTCCTGCTGTCATACAAAAAATCAAAGCGGCAAAAGAATCTGGCGCACCTAGCGTTACTATTTTTGGCACAGGTCGTCCTCTTCGGCAATTCCTCTATGTAGAAGATTGTGCTCGTATGCTAATGATGATTTTTGAAAGTAAAGAGAATATTAGAATCATAAATTGTTCAAATAATGAAATGACAATTAATAATTGTGTTGAAATAATTGCTAAGAATATTGGATATAATGGTAAAATTGAATATGACATTACAAAGTCAGATGGTGTGTATAGGAAGACAGTTTCAAATGAATTATTTACAAAACTGTTTCCGGATTTTATGTTTACATCATTTAGTGACGGAATTGCAAAAACGCTAGAATGGTTTTATTCTAGGTAAATTTGGAATTTCTAGCAGAATATCCGCAGAAAATTTAAAATTTTAGTTTAAAATATATTAACGGCCACCAGGATTACGCTCATTCAACGGGTAAGGATTTGCTGAATTTGCCGTAGTACAAATGAAGCATCCAGTTTGCCGCAGAACAACATCTTCTCCGCTCTGCTGGCTTGTCTGTTCAGGTCTCGTCGCAGCATTTGCAGGAGTGCTGGCTAGATTTGCCTGGTAGTATCCGGAAAGGATTGCGGCCTTCTTCTTACGGATAAGAACAGATTGACTTCTATCGGCGTTCATTCTATTTATAAAACTCTTTTTATTTCACCCAGAGCACAAGCAGTATTCTTTGCTAAAGGTTCACCTCCATTACTTACTTGACGAGCAACCTGTAAGAAATCCGGGGGCAATGGTCGCGGCTTGATAAATTCATAAAAACGAGGCTCTACCGCAGTTATCGCATCCTTAAGAGCAGATGTAGTTGTAGACGATTTTTTAGATTCAACTGGAATATAAATTGTAGGAACACCTCCTTGAATTGTCCGGGAAGTACCATTCACAATTACTTGCTGACAACGTTCTCGGATTATTCGTTGACTTTCTATTATATTAGGTCTATCAGATGTCTTGACTGGAGGACATGAGAAAAGTGGTAAATCTTTTCGGGTTAGTGGATCAAAGGGTGGCGCACAGCGATTACACTGACGTTTTTGAGCTATCCGTAGTGATTCCATATCCCTGTTACATACGGCGTTAAAATATTCTGTTTATATCTCAGGGATGGCCAATCTTTTAGAAGGTGATATTGGCAAGAAAGTTTTCATTTCATTATTTTATTTATTATCTATCCTAATTTTTGTTATCCTCTTTGTTACAACGAGTTCTTCCTGTCACCGTGAAGAAACTTTTGATGATGTACCCACCTTCTCAGCTGTAACTACACGAGCCTCTGCTTTTAAAAAATCCGTAGATGCTATTTATAAACGAGTCTGTGCCTTGGATAATTTTGTTGGTACAGGTGTTGCTGCGAATTTTGAGACTACACTTAATTTGAAGGAAGGTCTCTTATCTAAAGATGAATTTGAAGCCGGGCGTCCTAAAAGACAAGAAACAGCAAGAAATCAAATGAATACGCAGAAGCAGGATGCTACAGGAAATGATTGTGATGGTAAACCTTTAGTCATGGAATGTTTTGAGGATATTGCGGACTGGAAAGTCTTGGAAAAGGATATTCGTAAAACCCTTCAGCGTCTGCGAATTGCTTCAATCACACTCTTCAAATGGATTTCTCCAAATACCCGGGGATTTGCTAAAACAGGACAAGTAGAAGGATTTGCTGCTACATCATCTCCTTTACAGATTTTCATGGATTCATGCCCTCTTACAGGGAATCCTAAGAAAGATGATATTCCAACAGAATATAAAACCGGACTTTGGTCTTTGCTAGAAACATCCGAGAAGTATCTGCCGGATATCACAAAAGAACTTAACTTTCTTGAGAATATCCAGAAAAAACTCAAAGATAAAAAAGATCGTTTAGAACGCGGTGAATTATCGGATAATGATATTAAGATGGGGGAAACAACAACTAGTAAACTTTGAAAAAATTCAAAGAAAAAGAATCTAAAGCCATGTGGTTGTATATATTCATACAGTATGGCATCCAAGGGAACCTCAAAGTACTGTGCGGGAATGGATTTGGCGACAACATATTGCTGCGTGGGTCTCTGGCAAAATGATCGTGTAGAGATTTTGGCTTCCGAGTCAGGAGCACGTAGTATTCCTTCTTATGTGGCGTTTACTGATACTGACCGCCTCGTTGGTGAAGCAGCAAAGAGTCAGGCTGCGGGAAATACAGCAAATACAGTGTTTGATGCTAAGCGTCTAATTGGACGAAAGTTCAGTGATCCGCTTGTTCAGGAGGACATTAAGCGCTATCCATTCAAGGTTGTAGGTGATACCAGCGATAGGCCTCAGATTGTTGTTCAGACTAAGGATGGAGAGAAGAAGTTCTATCCGGAAGAGATTTCGGCGATGCTCCTACAGAAGATGAAGCAGATGGTTGAGTCTTATGTCGGCGAAGAAGTCAAGGATGCGGTAATCACTGTTCCTGCTTATTTCAATGATGCTCAGCGTCAGGCAACAAAGGATGCGGGCGTTATTGCCGGGTTGAATGTCTTGCGTATTATCAATGAGCCTACGGCCGCTGCTATCGCATATGGCCTAGAGAAGACGAAGGGAGAGAAGAACATTCTCATCTTTGACTGCGGTGGTGGCACGCACGATATCTCTATTCTGACGATTGACGACGGTGTCTTTGAAGTGAAGGCAACTGCTGGAAATACCCATTTGGGCGGAGAAGACTTTGATAACTTGGTCTGCGACTGGGCATGCGATGAGTTTCGCAAGAAGACCAAGTTAGATATCAAGGCTAATGCTCGTGCTTATCGCCGTCTACGAAATGTAGCGGAGCGGGCCAAGCGTATTCTTTCAACGAGCACACAGGCAACACTAGAAGTTGACGGAATTCTAGAGGGACAGGACCTCAATATTGTCTTGAGCCGGGCCAAGTTTGAGTCACTCTGTGAATCTATCTTCCGCAAAGCAATGGAGCCGGTACAGCAGGCGATGCAGGACGCCAAGATGAGCAAGACGGATATTCATGACATTGTTCTAGTTGGCGGTTCAACGCGTATTCCGAAGATCCAGCAGCTTCTCCGCGATTATTTTGGCGGCAAGGAGTTGTGCCAGTCTATCAATCCGGATGAGGCAGTTGCTTACGGCGCGGCGGTACAGGGAGCAATTCTGAAGGGAACAACATCTGAGAAGTTAGACCAGGTCATTCTGCTGGATGTAACACCCTTGTCACTGGGAGTTGAGACAGCGGGTGGAGTTATGACGCCGCTTATTAAGCGGAACACTACTATTCCCACCAAGAAGTCCCAAACCTTCTCCACGTATTCTGATAATCAGACGCAGGTTAAGATCCGAGTCTTTCAGGGTGAGCGTGCTATGACAAAGGACTGCCAGCATCTGGGCGACTTGGATCTGAATGGAATTCCTCCTATGCCTCGTGGTATCCCGCAGATTGAGATTACTTATGATTTGGATGCCAACGGAATCCTCTCGGTTGCGGCGGCGGAGAAGTCAACGGGCAAGAGCCAGTCCATCAAGATTACCAATTCTTCTTCTCGGCCAAAGGAGGAGATTGAGCGGATGATTCGGGAAGCCGAGGCAGCGGCTGAGGAAGATAAGCGTACTATGGAGCGTGTTGAGGCGAAGAACAAGTTGGAGGGATATTTGTACCAGGTTCGCTCATCAACGCAGGATGAGAAGGTGCGGGAGA